GTTAATCCACCTTCAAAGTAATCTTTTACATCACTCATTTTCCATCTCCTTTTTTCATTGCATCAACAATGGCTTGGAATGTGAAATCTATGCACTCATCCATGCCATATCTATTTTTAGCCAACCATGCTGGCTTTTCTTGTGTCCATAGTTTCCTCTCGCCACTAGATACAGCTCGCTTTTCTTGCTTGCCCATCTTGCCTTGAGACTTCACTAGGTTCACATCATAGTTACCAAACAAAACAATATCGCTATGCTCTTGTAGCTTCGCTGAAGCTGACTTGTGCAAAGCAATCTCATAACGATCATAACTTTCACCGTCAGGTGGATAAAAAGTTTTGATACTCGTATGAGCTAATTGCATGATAATCATGTTCTTTTCGTTTCTAAGTTGATTGAGATAATCAATGTATTTTTCCCACAACAATATGGCTAACTTGTAGCCCTTGCCATAAGCAATGTTGTCTATGGAATCTACCTTTTCATTCTCACAAACCTTTGCCCAGATGAGGCTCTCTAACCAGTCAACTGAATCCACCGCCAAGGCTTTAAATTCTGTCTCATTGTTAGCTAACTCATGCAGAGCTGACATAACATCGTCATAAGATTTAGCCAAAGGGAAATGAGGTACATCACTCACTCCAGCTAAACCATCTTCGGTTTGTATGAAGATTACACCAGGTATTGATGCTGCCAATGTAGTTTTACCTATACCGGCTGTAGCATGTATCAAGATACGAGGTGCTTTTTTCTCAATCTTCTTTTTTATATCGCTTAATTTAAAAGCCATAATCTCTCCTATTCTTCAACTTCAATTACGCTATCTTCGGTTTCACTATCTAAAAGGTTTTTTAAAGTAACCTCACAACCGATAATAGAGTAATCAACTTTTCTAATTTCTACGTTAGCTTGTGCAACTAACGCTTCTTTGTTTTGCACAAAAATTTTACGCTCTTCAAAGATTTGCCTAGCTTCGTCTGACATGTCAGATACAAATAATTTAGGCCCATCTCCAAACTGAACGTATTCTTCTTCTGCATTTTCTTGTTTCACTTCATCATTCATTATTGACTCCGTTGTTATATATTGGACACACAAACTCTTTTGCTGGACAAAAGCGACACCAATCGCCAGCACAAGGTTCAGGTTCTGATTCAAAACAGCGATGCGCTGCTTCTTTTAGATCGTTAAGACCCCAATGTAATAAGTCCATCAGATCGTGTTTCTTTGAACTAATCTTTGGATTTACTTTAGGTTGTACTATCGTAGTTATTACATCTTCGGTGTCTTCCGATCCAAATTCTTGTAAGCACAACAACATATAGATTCTCAATTGGTAACTGTCAGGTTCTACCTTCCATTTACCTGTCTTAAGATCTATAACTTCTATGTTGTTGCCATAAATGATTGTTGCATCCGCAGTACCAAATAATTCAGGATGTATTTCATCACTTGATTTGTACTTGCGCTCTAAATACAGTTCACCGCCCGTTTCCTCTAAGCGTTTCTGTATGTAATCTGTGTAAGTTTGTATGATGTCTAAGTCTTCTTGTTCAATAATAATTTTATGACCGTAGACTTTGTGTACTGTCCCTAAAAAATCTTCTGGCTTACTTCTACCGTATAAAAACGATTCAGCTGCCTCGTGGTTTATTGTTCCTCGCAAGGCTGCCACGTTAATGGGTTGTTCTTCTGAAATACTGGTAAAGTAAACAGAAGCGGGGCAGTTATACCAACGCTCGTAAGATGATGGGCTTATTACACTATGACTCAACTCTCTCTCCTTTAACTCCTTTATTTACGGTTGGTACAGTTTAAGATTTCTGCTTCTGTATTCTTCAACATCGGATAGCTTATAAAAAACTCGTTTAGTATCTTCTCTCTTGTAAAATGGTGGCCCTTTCTTTGCTAATTTCCAATTGCTCAAAGTTCCTTTACTGATACCTAACAAATTTGCTGCTTCTCCTCTTGTTATGTATTTATCTTCTTCCATGTCTTCTCCTAAGAAGTTTGTTTGCATATCCTAGTGGCATAATTTGTAATGTCAATAAATTATTAATAATTACTAGAAATTAATTATTATGAAAAGAATAAAACAAAAGTCTGTTGTATCTAATTATAAAAGTAAGGATAATGCAATAGTGTTTGTGAATGAAAATGAACATGAACAAAAAAGTGAATGACATCACAGAAGGCAGAACGCTTTCAGAGTGGGGAGACAAAAAACCAACGGATGTCCAAGTTGGAGGGGATCACTACACCAAACAAACTGTACAACCAGCAGAACTAATACAAAAATTAAATTTGTCCTGGTGTAAATCCAATGCAATTAAATATATCTTGCGAGCCGGTAACAAAGGTTCTGCAAAAGAAGATATACAAAAAGCAATACATTACCTAGAACTTGAACTTCAAATAGAAAAGGAGGTATAGATGAGCACATTTAAACAAATGAGTATGCACAAAGGCTATACAACTTCATTGGCAGATAACCCTTGCGTTAATCTGTGTGGCAGTACATCGTTTGGTGGTAGTAACCAATGCAAATACTGTGGCAGAACGCAAGAGCAAATCACACATTGGCAAGAGTATCCAACGACAGTTAGAAAATTAATTAATATTGAAAACTGGAAGAAGCATACTTCAAGACAAAAGATAACCGCACTCGCTGAGGAGTACGGTATCGATTTTGAAACAGCCAAGCAGATATTTGCTGTCAATGGACACAGAAGCACTATTATCTAGTGCTCTGCTTGCATAATGTCTTCGTAGATTTCTTTTCTTATCTTAGCTCTTAGTTCTTTTGGAACTTCGCTAATGATTTCCAAATGACTTAGCTTGGGCTTGTAAGTTTTATGATGGTTAGCTTGATGATCGTATTCTTTCTTCCATCTATATCTAACTTCTTCATCATATAAGTCAGATTTATAATAGAAAGAATAATTATAATTTTTATTTATCATGTTGCTTTCTCTATATTTAAACCAATGTTAATGTCTTTTTCTAAACAATAACCATCTTTTAACAGAACCTCTTTGCCTTCTTGCAGATCTTTAACCAAGCTGTGTACTGTTAAAATATCGTTTAACGAATTGGCTATAACCATTACTTTGTATTTACCCATTTTTCATCTCCAGTATTACATCGCCTAAGCGATCTTTTGCTTCACCAATTACTCTAGCGTATTCAACTTGATCTACTGGTACGTTTGTAGCATCAGTATGCGCTAAGAATTCATCCAATCTTTTGTATATACGTTCAAGTTCCTGTTTCATTGTTCTCTCCATAAAAGCCAATCTTTTCTAAAAACCTAGAAAAAGCATTAGAGTTAATTAAATCTCTTCTGCGTTTGTTTCTGGGTTTTTCGTAGATTAACTGATTTGTTTTTATATTGTAAAGTTTTCTAGTCCCATCGTTGTAAACGACAGTCCTGGTATTATCCCAACCATCAGAGTGTATATAACGTATTTGTTGCGCCCACTCTTCATAAGCTTGCAAACCTCTTTGCTTTTCTACTGCATCTTTAAATTCAGTCATTGCACACCTCCCATAATCATTTTGCTAATGTTATCTGAATTCTTTTGTGCGTTTTGTTGGTTAGCATCTTGCATTAGATGTGCGTAACGCTTTGTGGTCTCTGTACTAGAATGACCCAACAATCCGGCAACTTCTTCCAACGTGGCTTTGTTTGATATAGCGATACTTGCGAACGTATGTCTTAGATCATGGAAACGGAAATTTTCTATGTCTGCTTGCTCTAGTATTTGCATCCACCACCTTTGCGGTGATGATGTAAAACCTATTATCTTTTCACCATCTTTAGGCAGATTGTTTATCAACTGCATGGCCTGATTGGATAAAAAGATTTTACGATCTTCGCCCTTGTGATCTGTCTTGTGCTCTGTAAGCGTTAGAACATTGTCCTCCAAGTCAGACCAGTTGGCTTTTAACAACTCACCAATCCTCGCTCCAGTAAACAACAACAACCAAATTAAAGTTGTGTGCTTGGGTTTAAATGGTGCTTCTTCATTCAACACGTTTGTTAAACGAGCTAACTCCTCTTTTGATAAGTAACGCACTCTTTTGTTCTCCTTGTTCATGCGAAACTTCTTGGGGAATGGGTTTGGAGTTAGCTCGCCAACGGATTCCATGTAGTTAAATAATGTTCTTAATAAACGCAAAATTGCATTAGCACGATAAGCACCATTGTTGTTGGTAAGGTCAGTATGTAAAGATCTCAAATCAGAGTATTTTATGGTTCTAATATCCTTGTCTTTAAAGTATGGATAAATAACCCCGTTATACATCTGTAAGTCGTGTTTATGAGACTTTTTTTGTAAACCTATGTCCGACCTCCATAATGACCAAACATCGCTTATATTGAGTTTCTGTGGCTTTGGTTGGTCTTGTGGTTGACTGCGTGTTTCTATCGCTTTGTATCGTGCTTCATTCCACCCAAAGTTATCAGTAAGTTCGCCAAGCTTAACCTTTCGTCTTTTACCATCTATTGTGTAATCCAAGTAAAAAGATTTGCTGTATTGGAACTCTCTGAGATGTAAACCACGAACTTGTTTATCTCTCGTTATGGTTTCCATGTTAACCCCCTAATTGAAAAAGAAATAAGAACATAAATCCTAACATCAATAAACAATAAGCCATCTGATATAAGAAGTTATGCAACTGTGGGAATCTTGGTTTATTTTTTGTTGCCATATTTTTCATTAGCTTGCCTCCTTTATTAAATCTCTGACAAACTTTCTCCAACCATTACAGTAAGTGGCTACATAGATGTCATCATTGCCTACAAAATCGTAGTCTGTTTCCCATACTTCTTCTATTTGTCCGAGTTCATTTTTATATTCTTCTACTAAGATTTCTCTTGTAAATCTAGCATCACGAGAAAAATCATGTCTTGATCTTTCTTTAGGATATGTTTTCTTTCTTTTTTTACTTTTGTATCTAA